ATGGCACTGACGATCGCTTCGGGGAACCAGCGGCGGCGGCAGGTCCGCACGGTCGCGGCCGGCGGCTGGACCCGTGAAAAACGACAGACCTTCCTCGACACGCTGGCGGTGACCTGCAACGTCGGTATCGCCTGTGGCCAGGCGGGCATGTCGACGACAGGCGCGTACCGGCTTCGCCAGCGCGACCCGGAGTTCGCCGCGCTTTGGCGCGACGCGCTGCTGATGGGGTATGACCGGCTGGAGGAACGGCTGCTGCGCCGCGCGGGCGCCGGCGTGAACGACGTCGAATTCGGCACCGGCGACGTTCCGGAGGAACCGCTCGACGCCGAACTGGCGCTCAATCTGCTGCGCAACCACCGGCCCACGGTGGACGGCCGGCGCAAGCGCCCCGGCGGGCAGGTGCACCGGATCAGCCGCGAGGAGGCGCAGGCGGCGCTGGCCAAGCGGCTGGATGCGCTGGAGAAGCGGCTCAAGGCAGAGCAGGGCAAATGAGCGATCCGCTGGAGCGGCTCGCGCTGCTGCCGCGCAAGGAGCGCGATCGGATGCTGGAGCGCATGTCCGACGCCGAGATCCGCGTGTTCAACGAATGGTGGGAACGCTGGGCGCATGAGGGCCAGTTCTGGCCCGAGGGCGACTGGCGGGTGTGGCTGATCCGCGCCGGGCGCGGCTTCGGCAAGACGCGGGCGGGTGCCGAATGGGTTAGCCAGATGGCGCGCGACATGCCCGGTGCCCGGATCGCGCTGGTCGGCGCGACGCTGGAAGATGCACGGCGGGTGATGGTGGAGGGCCCTGCCGGACTGCTCGCGCTGGGGCTGGAGGGCGAGAGGTTCGACTGGCGGGCAACCGCGGGGGAGCTGGTGTTCGGGTCGGGCGCCCGCGCGCTGGTCTATTCGGCCGAGGCGCCGGAGAAACTGCGCGGGCCCGAGCATGACTTCGCCTGGGCGGACGAGCTGGCTAAATGGTCCGCGAGCACCGCCGACGCGACCTGGGACAATCTGATGATGGGGATGCGCCGCGGCGAGAAGCCGCGGGTGGTGGTGACGACGACGCCGCGCCCGGTGAAGCTGATGCGGCGGGTGATGGCGATCCCGCGCCCGGCGCTGCACGAGACGCGGGGGCGGACGCGGGACAATATCCATCTGCCCCGCAGCTTCGTGGAGGCGATGTTCGCTGAATATGCTGGAACGCGGCTGGGGCGGCAGGAGCTGGACGGCGAGATGATCGACGATGTCGCGGGCGCGCTGTGGCCGCGCGTGCTGATCGAGCGGCAGCGCCGCGAGGTCGAAGTGCCGCTGGTACGGGTGGTGGTCGGCGTCGATCCGCCCGCCGGGACCGAGGGCGATGCTTGCGGGATCGTCGCGATCGGGCTGGGCGAGGACAAGCACGGCTATGTGCTCGCCGATGCAAGCGTCGCGGGGCTCAGCCCGGAAGGCTGGGCGGCGGCGGTGGCGGATTGCGCCGCGCGGTTCGAGGCCGAATGCGTGGTGGCGGAGAAGAACCAGGGCGGCGCGATGGTGCGAAGCGTGCTCCAGGCTGCGGACAGCACGCTGCCGCTCCGGCTGGTCCATGCCAGCCGCGGCAAGTCCGCGCGCGCCGAGCCGGTGGCGCTGCTCTACGAGCGCGGGCTGGTGTGGCACGCGGGCGTGTTCGCCGGGCTGGAGGCGGAGCTGGCCGGGCTGCAGGTGAGCGGCGGGTATCAAGGGCCGGGGCGTTCGCCCGACCGGGCGGATGCGCTGGTCTGGGCGGTGACCGAGCTGATGCTGGGGCGCCGCGGCAAGGCCGCGGTGCGCGTGGTGTGACCGCTTGATCCTCCCCCGCCAGGGCAGGGCTATCGCATTTGTGCTGAAGTCCCCCTCACCCTTCCGCGCCTTCGGCGCTCCCTCCCTCTCCCACAAGGGGAGAGGGAGCAGACTACCGTAACTCCCTCTCCCCTTGTGGGAGAGGGAAGGGGCCCGCCGCCGCAGGCGGTGGGAAGGGTGAGGGGGACAGGGTGCCAAATGCGATAGCCCTACCCGCCAGGAGGAGGATGAGGTTGCCTTCCGATCCTCCCCGGAACGGGGAGGGGGACCACGCGGCGCAGCCGCGTGGTGGAGGGGCCGCGCCGTAAGGCGCGGTGTGCCCAAGCCGCCCGAAACCGCCGCGTGCCGCGGCGGCCCCTCCACCATTCGCTGGCGCGAATAGTCCCCCTCCCCGTGCCGGGGAGGATTTGGACAACAGGAGAAACGCAATGCGAAACTGCATGGCTGCAGGGCTGCTCGCCCTGCTGACGAGCGCGTGCGCGCTCAATGCGCAGACGGGACTTGCGGTGGGCGCGGGCGTCACCGTGGCGGTGAACGACCGCGACCGTGACGGCATGCTCGATGCCGCCGAGGTGCAGGCGCTGGTCGCCAAGGTGTTCCCGCCGGAGAAATTCCCCGGCGGCTTCTGGGACGGCATGCGCGCCAGCCTCACCGCCGCCTATTGGGCGCGCGACCTGGACAAGGACGGCAAGCTCAGCGTCGCGGAGCTGGCGCGATGAAGTGGTTCGGGCGCAAGGCCGCGCGTGAAGGCCAGCGGCCGGCGCTGGCGCGCGGCGGCTGGGGCAGCGTCGGCGACTGGCCGCGCAGCTACGAGGTGCAGCTGCGCGAGGGCTATTGCCAGAATCCGGTGGCGCAGCGCGCGGTGCGGCTGGTGGCCGAGGGCGTCGGCGGCGCGCCGCTGACCGGCACCGATCCGGCGCTGGTGGCGCTGGTCTCCGCGCCGTCGGGCGGGCAGCGGCTGCTCGAGACGCTGGCGGCGCAGCTGCTGCTCCATGGCAATGCCTATGTCCAGCTGCTCACCGACGAAGCGGGCACGCTGCAGACGCTCTATGCGCTGCGGCCCGAGCGGGTGACGGTGGAGCCCGATGCGGCCGGCTGGCCGGTCGCCTATCGCTACCGGGTCGGCGAGCATGTCACCCGGCTGGCGGCGGACGATGGCGGGCGGCCGCAGATCCTGCATCTGCGCGCCTTCCATCCGGCGGACGACCATTATGGCCTGGGCTGCCTCGATGCGGCGGCGGGCGCGATCGCGATCCACAATGCGGCGACGCGGTGGAACAAGGCGCTGCTCGACAATGCCGCGCGGCCGAGCGGGGCGCTGGTCTATGATCCGGGCGACGGCTCCGCGCTGGCACCCGACCAGTTCGCCCGGCTGAAGGACGAGATGGAGGCCGGGTTCGCCGGCGCCGCCAATGCCGGGCGGCCGATGCTGCTCGAGGGCGGGCTCAAATGGCAGGCGATGAGCCTGACCCCCGCCGACATGGATTTCGTGGGGCTGAAGGCGGCGGCGGCGCGCGAGATCGCGCTGGCCTTCGGGGTGCCGCCGATGCTGCTCGGGCTGCCCGGCGACGCGGCCTATGCCAATTACCGCGAGGCCAATCGCGCGCTGTGGCGGCTCGCGATCCTGCCGGTGGCCGAGCATCTGCTCGGCGGGCTGGCGCAGGGACTGGGCGCGTGGTTTCCGGGTGCCAGCCTCGTGGTCGATCCCGATCGGGTGACGGCGCTGGCCGAGGAGCGCGAGCTGCTGTGGCGGCAGGTCTCGGGCGCCGACTTCCTGACGAGCGAAGAGAAACGCAAGATGGTGGGGTTGCCATGACCGATGGAACGATGCTGGGCCAGCTGATCGCGCAGGCCGAGGACGAAGGCGCCGAGCTGACCACGCTCCGCGCCATTGCCGAAGAGGCGGGCACCGTGGGCGCGAACCGCGCGCTCGCCCGGCTGGGGCTGGAGGATAGCGGCGCGGCCAAGGACATGGCCGAGCTGCGCGAGCTGCTGAGCGCGTGGCGCGACGCCAAGAAGTCGATGATCAAGGCGGTGATGCAGTGGCTGGGCCGCACGCTGGCCGCGCTGGTGCTGGTGCTGCTGGCGCTGCGGATGGGCTTTCCGGGCTGGCTGAAATGAGCGTGCGCTTCGCCGGCTATGCGGCGGTGTTCGATCGCGAGGACCGCGGCGGCGACGTGGTGCGGCCGGGGGCGTTCGGCGCCGTCGGGCCCGTGCCCTTGCTCTGGCAGCATCGCGGCGCGCCGGTCGGCACGATCGAGGCGATCGGCGAGGATGCGCGCGGCCTGCGGGTGATCGGCCGGGTCGAGGATCCGCGGCTGGCGGCGCTGGTCGCCGAGGGCGCCGTTGCGGGGCTGTCCTTCGGCTACCGCGTGGCCGCCGCCCGGCGCGGCCGGGTGCGCGAGCTGACGGCGCTCAAGCTGATCGAGGTGAGCCTGGTGGCCGAACCGATGCAGCCGCTCGCGCGGGTGCACGCGGTCGGCTGAGTTTTTCAATCTTTCTTGAGCGGGAGAAGACCATGGATGCGATGGAAACGAGCTTCGAACAGGTGACGCTGCCGCCGGTGCGGCCGATGCTGGCGGGCGGGCGGCCGGTGTCGAGCGCGGCGTTCGACGGCTATCTGCGCGGCGGCGTGGAAACCAAGGCGCTGTCGGGCAATAGCGGCGGCGAGGGCGGCTATGCGGTGCCGCGCGAGATCGACGCGCAGATCGACGTGACGCTGCAGGCGATCTCGCCGATCCGGGCGATCGCCAACGTCGTCAAGGTGGGGTCGAGCGGCTATCGCAAGCTGGTGGCGAGCGGCGGCTTCGACAGCGGCTGGGCCGCGGAGACCGCCGCCCGCCCGATCACCGCGACGCCGACCTTCAACGAAGTCGCCCCGCCCTTCGGCGAACTCTATGCCAATCCGGCGGCGAGCCAGGCGATGCTCGACGACGCGATGTTCGACGTGGAAAGCTGGCTGGCCGGCGAGATCGCGCGCGAGTTCGCCCAGGCCGAGGGGACCGCGTTCGTGAACGGCAGCGGCACCAACCAGCCCAAGGGCTTCCTCGCGGTGCCGACCTCGACCGCGGCGGATGCGGCGCGCGCCTTCGGCACGCTGCAATATCTCGCCACCGGCGCGGCGGGCGCCTTCGCCGCGAACCCGGAGGAGAAGCTGATCGACCTGGTCCAGTCGCTGCGTGCGCCCTATCGCCAGGGGGCGAGCTGGGTGATGAATTCGGCGACGCTCGCGCGGATCCGCAAGTTCAAGACCAGCGACGGCCAGATGCTCTGGCAGCCCGGCATCGCCGCGGGCCAGCCGGCGACGCTGCTCGGCTATCCGGTGGTCGAGGCCGAGGACATGCCAGACATCGCCGCCAACGCCTTCTCGGTCGCCTTCGGCAATTTCCAGGCCGGCTATCTGATCGCCGAGCGCGGCGACACCCAGCTGCTCCGCGATCCCTATTCGAACAAGCCCTTCGTCCATTTCTACGCGACCAAGCGGCTGGGCGGCATGGTGAGCAATTCGGAGGCGATCAAGCTCCTCAAGTTCGCCGCGAACTGAGCCGGAGGAGGAACCAATGGCAGACAGTTTCGCGAACCGCGCCGACCATGTCGCGGCCCCGGCGACCTCCGCGATTCCCGTGGTGCCGAGCGACACCGTGGCGCTGACCGACATTCCCAAGGCGCTCTATGTCGGCACCGGCGGCACGGTGACGATGCGCGGGGTCAACGGCAGCGTCGACACGGTGTGGAAGAATGTCGCGAACGGCACGATCCTGCCGTTCCGCGCGCGCTATGTGCGGGCGACCGGCACCAGCGCCGCCGATATGCTGGCGCTCTACTGATGGATGGGCTTTCGCTATCCATCCCGGCGGTGGCGCGCAGACGCGTGCCCCCGCCGGCGGGGGCCGGTCTCTCGACGCGGGTCGACCGCACCACCAGCACCGTGGATTCCACGCTGCGCAGCACCGACAGGAGCTGAGCATGGCCAAGCAGAGCATCAATGTCGGGTCCGTCGCCAATGACGGCACCGGCGATACCGAGCGTGCCGCCTGGATCAAGGCGAACGCCAATTTCGACGAACTCTATGACGGCGCCGCGCGGGCGCCCAAGATCGAGAAGACCGCCGCCTATACGGCGTCGAGCGACGATTGCGGCAGCTCGATCCGCGCCGATGCGAGCGGCGGCGGCTTCGCGGTCACCCTGCCGGCGAGCGCGGTGCGCGACGGCGACTTCCTCCGCGTCCACAAGGGCGACGCCAGCAGCAACCGGGTGACGGTGCGCAATGCCGCGGCAAGCGACCTCGCCTGGCTGTCGGCGCAGGGCGACGCGGTGTGGTTCGTCTGGTGGAAGGGCGCGTGGGAGGCGTTCGACTGGCGGATCGCCCCGCTGCGGATCGTCTATGCCAGTTCGGGCACCAGCACCCGGCCGCCGCTGGCGAGCGGGCTGGAGGTGACGGCGATCGGCGGCGGCGGGGGCGGCGGCTCCGGCCGCTGCGGCGCCAGCGCCTCGATCCGCACCGGGGGCGGCGGCGGGGGCGGCGGCATGGTGCAGCAGCTGCGCTTCGCCGCCGCCGCGCACGGCGCAACCGAATCGGTGACCGTGGGGGCAGGCGGTAGCGGGGGCCCCTCGCCGGGTACCGCTGCCGCCAACGGCACCGCCGGCGGCACGGGCGGGGCAAGCCTGCTGGGCGCGCTGGTCCGTGCCGATGGCGGCAATGGCGGCGGTGCGGGCCAGGCTGCGAATGCCGGCGGCGGCGCCGCGCTGGCGATCGGCACCTTCGGCGCGCTCGGCGGCGGCGGGGCAAGCGCTTCGAGCACCACCGCGGGGGTCGGCGGCAACGGCGCGACCGGAGGCGGTGCCGGGGGCGCCAGCATCGATGCGGGCAATGTCGCACGGCTCGCTGCAGCCGGGGGATCGGGATCGAACCACGCCGGTTCGCCGCTCGCGGGTGGGGCTGCGGGCACGGCGAGCAGCGCTGCGGGCGGGGCCGGGGCTGCCGCTGATCCTGCGCTGCATTCCGGCGGCGCGGGCGGTGGCGGCGGCTATTCCGGAAATCTGACCGGCAATGGCGGCCCGGGCGGCACCGGCGGTGCGCCCGGCGGCGGCGGCGGCGGGGGAGGCGCCTGTGACGCCGGCTTCGCCCCCGGCGCGGGCGGCAATGGCGGGCGCGGCGAAGTGCGCGTCACCTGGACCTTTGGCTGAGGCGCGGGCGATGGCAGTCTATCGGGTGATCGAGGCGGGCGCGGTGGTCAACCGGATCGAGTGGGACGGCACGTCCCCCTACGACCCTGGGGAGAACCGGACGCTGGAGGCCGAGGCGGAACCCTCCGCTTAAGCCGGGCGCAAACCAACAGAGGGAGAAGAACCATGGACGCACCGCCCTTTCCGGCGGCGGCGATCGCGAGCGCGTGCGCGGCGGTGAAGGACTATCTGCGCATGGCGAACGGCACCGACGATGCCGCCGTCACCGCCGCAGTCCAGACCGCGCTGGCGCTGGGCGAGGCCTTTACCGGCACCGCCTGGATCGCGCGGCAATGGCAGGCCTGGCTCGGCCGCTCGCCCGATTGGCAGCGGCTGCCGGTGGCGCCGGTCACCGCGATCGGCGCGGTCGAGACGGTCGATGCCGCGGGCGCGGCGACGGCGATGCCGGTGGCGGCCTACACCATCGATCTGGATGCGCGCGGCGAGGGCTGGGTGCGGCTGGCGCCGCCGACGCTGCCGACGCGGGTGCGCGTGACCTTCGTGGCGGGCACTGCGCCGGGCTGGGAGAACCTGCCGCCGCCGCTCGCGCAAGGCGTGGTGCTGCTCGCGGCGCATCTTCTCGAGGCGCGCGGCGACGCATCGGTGCCGCCGGCGGCGGTGGTGGCATTCTGGCGGCCGTGGCGGCGGCTGCAGCTGATGGCGGGGGCGCGGCGGCAATGCTGGACCAGCTGAAGGCGCGCGCCGAAGCCACCGGTCGCGCGGCGGCCACGGATGCGGCCGGGCGGCTGGCCGAACGCGTCCGCGACGCGGTGCCGGGCGTGTCGGTGGCGGTCGAGGGCAGCGCGGTCACGCTGTCTGGGCGGGGGCTGTGGCGGCGCTGGCTCGCCGATCCGGCGCTGCGCTGGCTGGGAGGGCTGTTGCGATGAGCCCGCAGGAAGCGATCACCGCGGCACTGCGCACGGCGCTGGCCGCCACGGGTGCCTTGTCGACGCCGGTCAACGGCGTGTTCGACGCACCGCCGCAGCGCGCGGTTCGGCCCTATCTGCTCGTCGACGAGGCGATGCTGACCGACTGGAGCACCAAGGACCAGGACGGCCGCGAGGTGCGCACCGCGGTGCTGGTGCGCGATTCCGGCGCGACGCGGCAGCGGGTGCGGGCGCTGGCGGCGGACGTCGAGACGGCGATCGCGGCGATGCCCGCGGCGCTCGGCGGCGGCTGGCGCATCGTCAGCCGAGCGCTGGTCCGCACGCGGTTGGTGGACGAGGGCGCGAGCGGGGTGACCGCGGTGGTCGAGCACCGGGTGCGGATGCTGCGGGGCGTGTGAGGGCCCCCTCCACCACGCCGCTGGCGCGGCGCGGTCCCCCTCCCCCGCTTCGCGGTGGAGGAGACGCTATCCGCATACGGGTTTCCTCTCCCGCGAAGCGGGGGAGGGGGACCGCCGCCGAAGGCGGTGGTGGAGGGGGCAACCCCCCAACAACAACAGGAGACGAACATGGCAGCGGAAAAAGGCAGCGCCTTCCTGCTCAAGGTGGGCAATGGCGCGACGCCGGTGGTGTATGCCACCGTGGCGGGGCTGCGGACGACGCAGCTTTCGGTGAACGGCGAGGCGGTGGCGATCACCAGCAAGGATTCGGGCGGCTGGCGCGAGCTGCTGTCCGGCGCCGGGGTGCGATCGGTGAGCGTGTCCGCCGCGGGCGTGTTCACCGGATCTACCGCCGAGGTACGGGTCAAGGCCAATGCCCTGGCCGGCACGCTCGACGATTATCGGCTGAGCTTCGAAAGCGGCGAGACGATGACGGGCAAGTTTCTCGTCACCAGGCTAGACTATGCCGGCGATTTCAACGGCGAGCGCAGCTACACGCTGAGCCTGGAAAGCTCCGGGCCGATGGTGAGCGCGTGACCGGCGCGGCCAACCCGGTGCGCGGCGAGGCGATGCTGCGGGTGGGCGGCGTGCCGCTCGTCCTGCGGCCGAGCTTCGAGGCGCTGGTCGCCGCCGAGGCCGAACTGGGCCCGCTGTTCGCGCTCGTCGAGCGCGCGGCGGCCGGGCGGCTCGCGCTGGGCGAGATGGTCGCGTTGTTCTGGCATTGCCTCAAGGCGGTGCCCGAGGGGCTGACGCGCGAGGCGTTTTCGGAGGGCGTGGCCCAGGCCGGGCTGGTGGCGGCGACGCCGGCGCTGAAGGCGCTGATCGGCCAGATCCTGGCGGGGCGATGACGTCCTTCGCCGAGGCCGCCGGGCGGCTGGCCGGGCTGGCGGGGCTCGCCTTTGGCTGGAGCCCCGATCGGTTCTGGCGGGCGACACCCGCCGAACTCGCCGCGCTGCTGGCGGCGGCCGCGCCCGAGGCGGGGGAACCGCCGAGCGCCGACCTGATCGCAAGATTGCAGGAGCAATTTCCCGATGGATGAGGAAATCGAACGGCTGGTGGTGTCGGTGCGTGCCGATACCGCCGGCTTCGCGCGCGACGTCGACGCGATGCGCGGCACGCTGGAAGGGCCGCTGGCGACCGGCGTCGACAAAGCAGGCAAGACGATCGAGACGACGCTGCTGCGCGCGGTGCAGACCGGCAAGCTCGGCTTCGACGATCTCGCCAAGATTGCGATCCGGGCGCTGGAAGAGATCGCCAAGTCGGCGATGGGCGTCGGCTTTCCCTCCAGCCGCGGGGCAGGCGCCGAGGGCGGTGGCGGCGTGCTCTCGCTGCTCGGCGGGCTGCTGGGGCTGCCCGGCCGCGCGACCGGCGGGCCGGTGAGTCCCGGCAGGCCGTATTGGGTCGGCGAGCGCGGGCCCGAGCTGTTCGTGCCGACCAGCGCGGGGCAGGTCGCGCCCACCGGCGGGCAAAGCGGCGGGCGCGACGTGCGCGTGTCGATCGCCGTCAACGCCGCCGCCGATGCCGCGCCCAGGGCGCTGGCGCAATCGAGCCGGCAGGTGGCGCGGGCGGTGCGCTCGGCGCTGGCGGGGCTCGACTGATGGGCTGGTGGCTCGCCGCGCGGCGGCGCGACCAGGCGACCGGCGTGATCAGCCGCTTCGATCCGGCCTATTGGACGGTCAACTTCCCCCGTCCGATGATGGCGAGCGTGGTGACGACGGCACCCGATGCGCTGCGCGTCGACCTGGTGTTCCAGCGGCGCGGCGATCTGGCCGGGCTGATCTGGGAGGCGGAGGACCGCTGGGACCATCCGCTGCTTGCGTACGCGACCGATCGCGATTTCCGCGGCTGCACGCTGCGGTTCCGCTGGCGGTCCTCGGGGGTGATCGCGCTCGACGCGGTCAACGGCCCGGTGCTGACGATCGAGGGGCGCGACGAAGGTGGTGCGCCGCGATCCTGGTATGTCCGGCTGTGGAACTATGCCAGCGGGTCGCCCGGCGATGCCGAGGTGGTGCTGGATTTCTCCAAGGTGGCGGGGGGCTTCCTGCTGCCGGGCGAGGCGGATCCGGTATGGGCCGGCGATATCGACCGGATGTTCGTCTCGCTGGTGCCGCCGGGCTATGTCGCGGGGGATACCACGGCGCTGGCGGCGGCGAGCGAGGGCTGGGTCGAGCTGACCGACATCGCCAGCGACGGGCCGGGATCGGTGCTGGCGATCGGCGACGTGGTGGTGCCCGAGCACGGCCTGTCGATCGCGACCGGCTATGACGACGGCTACAACCAGACGCCGGCGCGGCTGCTGCGGAACATCCTGCAGCTCGGCTATCGCGGCGACATTCTCCATTATGTCGGCATGAGCCATTATTTCCGGCTCGAGCCCGCCTCCGGGGGCTTCTATGCGAGCCTGGCCGGCGGAGCGCTCAACCGGGCCTGCGCGGCCTGGCATGCGGACTTTGCCGCGCGGGCGAAGGCGCTCGGCTACGGCGTGATCTGGTCGCTGAGCTACGAGCTGCTCGACCAGCATTGCTGGGGCGACTGGAAGCAGCGCGCCGCCGACGGCAGCCCGGCGCTGACCGGCTGGAGCCCAGCCTCGACGCTGCTCTCGCCTGCCCATGGCGGGGCCATGGCCTATCTGAGTTCGGTGGCGCTGGCGTTCGTCGGAATCGCGCAAGCTGCGGGGCTGCCGGTCAAGTTTCAGGTCGGCGAGCCCTGGTGGTGGGTGATGGCCGATGGCCGGTTGTGCATCCACGACGCCGCGGCGCAGGCGGCGCTGGGTAATCCCGCGCCGCAGAACCTCAAGGGCGCGGTGAATACGGCGGTGCTCGATGCGGCGGGGACGTTGCTGGCGGCGTCGACGCTGGCGTTGCGCGACGCGGTGAAGGCCGCCGCGCCGGGGGCGCAGCTGCTGCTGCTCGCCTATCTGCCGACCGTGCTCGATCCCGCGATGCCCGAGGCGAAGCGCGCCAATATGCCGCTCGGCTGGGCCTCGCCCGCCTTCGATGTGCTCCAGCTCGAGGATTATGACTGGGCGGCGGCGGGCAATGCGGCGGCCTCGGAGCGGGCGGTCGCGGCGGCGCAGGCGCGGCTCGGCTATCCGGCGGCGCGGCAGCACAATCTCGCCGGTTTCGTGCTGCGCGCCGAAGACCGGCGCCAGTGGCGCGCGATCGCCGAGGCGGCCGAGCGCGGCCGCGCGCGCGAGGTCGCGGCGACCTTCGTCTGGGCGCTGCCGCAGGTGGCGCGCGACGGTTTCACCCATTTCGACCAGGAGGCGGAATTGACGCCCTTCGACGACGTGTCCTTTCCGATCGCGCTCGGCCGCGAGGCGGAAGTGATCCCCGAGTTGTCGACCGCGATCGTCACCAGCGCGGGCGGCGCCGAGCGGCGCAACGCCGCCTGGGCGCAGGCGCGGACCCGCTACGATGTCGGGCCCGGCGTGCGCGCCGAGGCGGACATCGCCGCGCTGCTCGGCTTCTACCGCGCGCGGATGGGCCCGGCGCGCGGGTTCCGTCTGCGCGATCCGTTCGACTATGACGCCAAGGACCAGGTGATCGACACCGGCGACGGCCAGACCGCGCGCTTCCAGCTGGTCAAGAGCTATGGCGACACGGTGCGGCGGATCACCAGGCCGGTGGCGGGCACGGTGGCGCTCAATCTGAACGGCGTCGCGACCGCGGCCTTCACCCTGGGCGAGGGCGGGGTGGTGACGCTCGACGTCGCCCCTGCCGCGGGCGTGAAACTCACCGCCTCCTTCCTGTTCGACGTGCCGGTTCGCTTCGCCGAGGACCAGTTGCGCGTCAGCCGCGCGACTTTCCTCGCCGGCGCTGCCGCCTCGGTGCCCCTGGTGGAGATCCGCGAATGAGCTGGCTCGAAGGCACGCTGACCACCGTCACCCTGTGCTGGCGAATCGAGCGGCGCGACGGGGTGACGATCGGCCTCACCGCGCACGACCGCGACCTGCTGATCGACGGCGTGCTCTACCGCGCCGCGCCGGGGATGACCCCCAGCGCGGTCGAGCGCAGCGCGACGCTGGAGGCGGACAGCATGGACGTGCACGGCATGCTCTCCGGCGACGCGATCTCGGAGACGGACCTGCTCGCCGGACGCTGGGATTTCGCCCGCGTCGCGCTGTTCGCCACCGACTGGACCGCGCCGGGCGAAACCGTGGCGCTGGGCGAGGGCACGATCGGCGCGATCGAGACCCGCGACGGCGCGATCACCGCCGAGATGCGCGGGCTCACCGCCGCGTTCGACGCGCCGGTGGCCGAGGCGACCTCGCCGGATTGCCGCGCCGCGCTGGGCGACGCGCGCTGCCGGGTGGCGATGGCCGGGCGGCGACGTTTCGCGCGGGTGACGGCGGTGGCGGACGCCGTGGTGACGCTGGACGCCGTGGAACCTACCGCCAATGCCTATGGCAATGGCCGGCTGCGCTGGTTCGGCGGAGCGAACGGCGGGCTGGAGGATGCGATCGCCGCGTCCGAGGGCAATCGCGTCACCCTACGCCGCCCGCCGCGCTTCGACGGGGTCGGCGCGCTGGTGCAGCTGATTGAGGGCTGCGACGGCCGGTTCGAGACCTGCTCGGGCCGCTTCGCCAACGCCGCCAATTTCCGCGGCGAGCCCTTCCTGCCGGGCACCGACCTGCTCACCCGGTATCCGGGCGCATGAGTGGCGTAGCGGTGGTCGCGGCGGCGCGGGCGGCGCTCGGCGCACCCTTTCGGCTGCACGGACGCGACGTGGCGACGGGGCTCGACTGCGTCGGGTTGGCGGCAGTGGCGCTCGGGCGCGGCGCACCTGCCGACTACCGACTGCGCACTGGCGATGCGGTTGGGGCCGCGGCGCAGCTGCGGGCTGCGGGGCTCCTTGCGGTCACGGAGGCGCAACCCGGCGACCTGCTGCTGTGCCGCAGCGGCCCCGGGCAGCTGCACCTCGCGATCCGCTGCGAGGACGGAATCATCCATGCCGATGCGATCGCGCGCCGCGTGGTCGAGCGGCCCGGCCCGGTGCCCTGGCCGGTGCTGAGCTGCTGGCGTCTGGGGGAGGAAGGCTGATGGCGACGGTAGTGCTGACGGTGGCGGGCGGGCTGATCGGCGGCCCTTTCGGGGCGAGCCTGGGCGGGCTGATCGGCGGTGCGATCGATCGCCAGCTGCTGTTCAAGCAGGGCCCGCGCGAGGGGCCGCGGCTCGCCGATCTCCGCGTCCAGACCTCTAGCTACGGCACCGCGGTCCCGCAGCTGTTCGGGACGATCCGCGTCGCCGGCAGCGTGATCTGGGCGACCGACCTGATCGAGCATCGCGCGACCGAAGGCGGCGGCAAGGGGCGGCCCTCGACCACCTCGTACAGCTACACCGCGTCCTTCGCGGTGGCGCTGTCGACACGGCCGATCCAGGACGTGGGGCGGATCTGGGCAGATGGCCAGCTGCTCCGCGGCGCGGCCGGGGACTTCAAGGTGCGCACCGGCTACCGCCTCTATACCGGCGCGGAGGATCAGCCGGTCGACCCGCTGATCGCGTCGATCGAAGGCATGGCCACGGCGCCCGCGCATCGCGGCACCGCCTATGCGGTGTTCGAGGACCTCGAACTCGCCACCTTCGGCAACCGCATCCCCCAGCTGAGCTTCGAGGTAATCGCCGATGCGGAACCGGTGCCGGCCGGCAGCGTCGCCCAGGCGCTGGGGGTGGCGGCGGAGGGCCTGGCCATGCCGCTGGGCGGCTTCTCCGCGCAGGATTCGCTGCGGACCACGCTGGATGCGCTGTGCGCGGCGACCGGTGCCTGGGTGCAGAGCGACGGCGCTGCCCTGACTCTGCGGACCGGCACGGGGGCGGCGCGGGCGATGTCCGATGGCGGAGTCGGCGCCGATGCCCAGCCCACCGGCCGCGGTGTCCGCGCAATCGCGGCGGCGGATGCAGCCCCGCGCCGGCTGAGCATCGGCTACTATGATCCCGCCCGCGAGTATCAGGCGGGCGTGCAGCAGGCCTCGCGCCAGGGCATCGGCACGCGCGAGACGCGGATCGACCTGCCTGCCGTGCTCGATGCCGGCGCGGCCAAGGCGATGGCGGCCGGCGCGCTGGCGCGGACCGATCTGTCCCGAGAGCGCCGCACGCTGACCGTCGGCTGGGAGGCCCTGACGCTCGCCCCCGGCGCGCGTATCACCATCGACGGCGCGCCCGGACAATGGCGGGTGGATCGCTGGTCGCTCGAGAACATGGTGGTGAAGCTCGAATGTGTGCCGATCGCCGAGGCACCGCTATCGGGCGCGGCGAGCCCGGGCCGTTCGGTCACCGCACCCGACGCGCAACGGGGCAGCACGCTCCTGCGCCCGTTCGAGCTGCCGCCGCTCGACGAGGTCGCGGCAACGACGCCGAACCTGGTTGTCGCCGCCGCCGGCACCGGCAGCGGCTGGCGCCGCGCCGCGCTGCTGGCGAGCACCGATGGCGGCGCGCGCTGGGCGCCGGCAGGGGACACCGCCTATCCGGCGATCCTCGGCACGGTGCGGGTGCCGCCGGGCCCGGCGCGTGCGGCGCTGATCGATCGCGCGAGCTATGCCGAGGTGGAGCTCGCCCGCGCCGACATGGCGCTGGCCAATGCGGACCTGGCGGCGCTCGATGCCGGCGCGAACCTGGCGATGCTGGGCGACGAACTGCTCCAGTTCGGCCAGGCGGAAAGCCTTGGCGGCACGCGCTGGCGCCTGTCCCGGCTGTGGCGCGGGCGGCGCGGCACCGAGGCCGCGATCGGTACCCAGCAGGGCGGCGACCGCTTCGTGCTGGTGACGCGCTACACGCTGAAGGCGCTCGACCTTCGCGTTGCGATCGGCGGAACCGTCCAGTTGCTCGCACAGGGGCCCGACGACCCCGTCGATGCGCCGGCGGCCACCGCGAGCGTGACCGGCATTTCGCTGCTGCCGCCCTCGCCGGTGCAGCTTCGTGCGAGTCGACAGGGGCAGACCACGCAGATCGGCTGGGCCCGGCGCAGCCGGCTCGGCTGGGCGTGGCGCGACGGCGTTGACGTGCCGCTCGGCGAGGAAAGCGAGCGCTACCAGGTGGAGATCGTGCGCGGCGGGGAACGCAGCGTGCTGACGCTGGATGCGCCCGGGCTCACGCTCTCCGCCGCCGACCGCGCGCTGCCGCTCACCCTGTCGGTGCGGCAGATCGGTACGCACGGCCTGTCCCCCGCCGCCCAGCTTTCGCTTCTCAGCCTTGGAGACGACCAATGA